TTGTATCGTAAAGCTATTAAGCTCCTTTTTTAACTAAAGTATCTTTCGGTGCTTTGTCAACAGCAGCTTTAGTAATTTTCAAGTAACCACCAGCTTTCAATGCTTCAGCAGTTGATTGTGGAATAGGATATGATTTTCCTTTTTTCTTGTTACCTAAATCTTTTAACATTTCGCAAGTTGCATAAGCCCCTTGTTTAATCAGGGTTTCTTTTAATGAATCAGCCATAATAATATATGTTTTTGGTTGTGCTTATTTGCACGTTTGTATTTGAGCAAAACCCCTAGTTAAAGGGGCTTAATATTTGTTGCAGATTACACTTTAGTAATTGCTGCCTTGATTGTTGCAATATCGTCGTAAACGTATGCGTTCTCATCCAAGTTTTTCACGAAACCGTAGAATCTAGATTCTCCGATAATCACGAATTGATTTTTGATGAAATCATCATTTACCCATCCAACTCTTACAGTGTAAGGCTTGTATGCGATTTGGTTGTAAGTTTTAGCATCACAAACTAAGATTTTCCCTACAGGAATTTCATTTGTTGGAATGATTCTTACACCTCCGATTACTTTCTCGTTTAAAGCGTATAAAGGCTCTTTAGAGTCAGCTTTTACTTTTGCAGCTTGTACGTGCAAGAAGTAATCGATGTTATTCATTAAGACGATGTTTGCGTCGTAATTCATTTCATCTTGGTAATTATGAGTACTTGAAATGTCAGTTAAGACAGCTCCAATTACATCCATGAAAGAAGGATTATCAACAGCTAAAGCCATTGAACCAGCAGTAAACAATCTACCGTAAGTAGTCATTCCTTTGATGTTCTCACCAGCCCCAGTTCCGTCAGAACTAATAATCATTCTTTGTTTGAACAAATCATGTTTCTTAGCTAAGAATTCTTTTGCTAAAGATTCCATTCTAGGAACATCATCTAAAGCTTCCTCAGTCAACTTAATCCATGCAGCCGCTTTCGCTGGATACGCAAATCTTGTTTGAGCCAAGAAATCAATTTGTGGCTTAGACTCACCCTCAGCAACGAATGTGAAGTCACCATCTTTCGGGAACAACTCAGTGTACTTGTGAGACTCTTTAGATGTTTTCGAGTTGCTAATGATAGCAGAAACGAAGTTCTCTTTAAAGTTAAATCCAGTTGAATCACCGTACAATACTGGGACAGTCCCAACGTTTGTAACAGAACCAGTAGTCATAGCCGCTGGTGCTTTCAATTCAATCTCATTAAATCCTTTTTGGGACTTAAAATTAGATTTGATTTCTTCTTCGTTTTCTTTGAAGAATTTACTTAACTGAGCTGCATAAGATTCTTGCTCTTTAGCAGTCAATTCCTTTTTCAACCCAGCAAAAGCTACACCTTGGTCTTTCAACGATTGTTGTAAATCTTTCAATTGAGTGGCATTTTGTTCACCGATTTTGTCAGTGAATCCTACCATCAAATCTTGAATTTGCTTAGGTTCTAAGTCCATAACGCTATCTAGCGTATATCCTTTTTCCTTTAAGTACTTTTCGTATAATTTCATTTCGTATGTATTTATTTTGGTAAAGTTAACAATTTATTTGAATTACCAATAATTAATCTTTATATTTTTTCTCTACACCTAAAAAAGTCTTCACTAATGTAAAATCTTTCTCCTTAGCAACCTCAACAAAATCAGTCCCTAAGAATGTTTTGATAGCTTTCTCTCTTGCTTCAATATCTAGGGTTGGCGTAGCTGAGTTACTTCCTATAGGAACAGCAGACCCTTCTACAGCAATAGCCTTGGTTACAGCGATAAAATACTCTTTTTTGTCTGCTAAGGACTTATTAGCAATCATTGGGTAGTAAGTCTCCCAGTTCTTCCCAAACTCTCCCTCAGCGTCTTTAACTGCGAAAAAAGTTTCTACGTACTTCATTCCTACAGAATGATTGTCCACGTATCCGTCTTTGTAATTTTCGTACATTTCCTTGTTTCTAGATTTGTAGATTCTCGCTACAAATACTAAAGCCTGAGTCTTACCTTCAAACTCGTACCCTAAATCTTTCCATTCCATGTCCACAGTCTTGACCTCAACATCAATACCTTTCGCAAGGATATTATCGAAGTTAAACTTGTGTTCTTTTAACAGGGGGAGATTTTTGTTCTGTTTAAGCCCCTCATCCCACAAACCATCGATATGAACATCGTCATGCGAGTCCATAAATTTAGTTGTGTTGATAGCTACAGTAACAAGTACATGAGGTTCAGCTTTCCCAACCTCAAGAGATAAGCTCTTTACAATCTGTTTTGCAGCCTCAGAAACACCGTCGTAACACGCAATAGAAATACCACAGTCAGTTTCCTTTGTTTGTGCCATTTTTACGGCTAGGATTTCTTGTGATTTATCTACTAGATATTTCATCCAGTCTTCTTTGTTTGCAAAGTCTTTTTGCTTTTTCATGGTTCTTCTGTTTTTATTACTCAATTACTTCCTCTACGACCTCATCTACGATATCCTGTTCGGATTCTTCTGAGTCTTCTAGCTTCGCTTTAGCGATTCTAGCTTCCAAGTCTTTTTTCTCGGATTCTTTTCTTTCAGCAATCAAAAGCTCTTTGCTCTTTCCGACTGGTTTGTACGTTCTTGTTTTCATCTAAAATAGATTTTAGTTAATAATTCTCAAATTTATGAATTTTGATTGACATTACCATCATCATTTGATGGAATTTCTCTAGTATATTGAATAGGGTTCTCAAATTCACATAATTTCAAAGCGTCACCCCATTTGAATCCATTATCCAAGAATTGTTGCATAGCCTTACCTTGTAAGAATAACACCTCAAATTTCTTCTTGTTTCTTGAAGCCATTACTGGTAAATGATTGAAATCACCACGTAATTCAAGTCCTTCCCCGACTAAACTAGTATTGTTGAACGACATACAGATGTCTGTAACTACAGTCTGTAAATTCCCTTGGTAGTAACCAATTAACGCCTCATCATAATTCTTGTAAGCCGATTTAATATTCCCGAAATTATAAACATCCGTAGGGATACTAAGCATACCGAAAATAATCGTAGCATCTGCAATCATAGCCTCATCAAGTCCTAAATCCCTAACTGGAATATGCAAGGATTTGTGGTCTACAGCTGCCGTTGTAACAAGTGCTCTAGTCCTACCATGACCCATCCCGTAAAGACTTTGTAATTTTAGTTCTACGGCTGATTTTTCCTTTGCAGAAAATGGAATATCGTTAGAGCCTTTAGAAGAAATTAATTCCTTCCCATTCGTCTCGATAATGATACCTTTTGCTAATTGTGCTTTATGCGAATTGTGTAACGTTTCCATGACGGCTTTCAATCTAGAAATAGGCTCAATAGTCTCATTGTCGTTCATCCCAGCTGGTTGGTCATAGAAGAAAATCAACTCATCCAAAGGAATTTCCTCTCCTTTATCACCGTACTTCAACTTCAATTCAGAAGAATCGTTAAGCCAATCATCCTCAGTCAAATTCTCAGGGAATTCAAGGTCATTATTGTTAAGGACAATTAAATCAGTGTCCCTGAAACCAATAACAGCTTTTCTTCTCACTACAGCACAGCCGTACACCATTCTAGCCATATATATGGACTGCATAAGGTCAATTTGCGTGTGAAATTTGTTTGGATTGGATAATAAGTCAATTAACGGGTGGTCTATTTTTTCCTCCCCTGTTTCCTTGTCAACGACCTTATATTTTGCACGAGCAAAATGCCCTGTTGCAAATACAAGTCCACTGGTAAGCAGAAAATGATTAGCTGCATAGTATGAATAAGAATTGTTACTACAATCGGCAATCAGTTCATTAATGTAATATCCGTTGGCTTGTTTTGTAAGCCTCAGGTTTGTTTTGTTAAAAAAAGATTGTAAACTCATT